AACCTCTATCTAAGTTTCTCCACCTAGATACAGTCCTGTTAAGCCTGCTACCACTAGCTTGAGGTTTTCCTTCATTTGAAAACCACCAAATATATTTAGCTCCAGAACCTTCACCACCTGTAACTATTTCAATATTTAAATGGCCTGTGTTTAACTCTGAGTAAGTACCATATACTCTTACTTGCTCTGTTAAATCACCATCTTTAGATGTATTGAAGATAGTGCGTTCTGATAAAGCTATGCTTTTGAACTCTGCATTATCAGCGACCACTTCTTCTACTTGTTTACCTCTTACATGTAATTCAAACTTAGTATTAGCATCTAAAAGGTTTTTCGGTTTTACAGATACTACTGTTGTTTGCGATACAGGCTTCTCTAGAAACGGATTTGTATTCTTTATGTTATTGCCATCTACAGCATATACACTAATATCTGTTTCTATGATTTCATTATTAACAGCTTTTAAAAGTACAATAGATTCTTTAGCTGTTTTCTCATCTACAAATTGATCAAATTTTAATAGTATTTCTTCACCTATTGGAAACGTTGTTGTCCCGTTCAGTGGGTAACTCTGCGCTGTTATTAGACTTATTGGCATCTTGACCACCTATCTTAACTTCGACGAAATCTTCATCGTCCAATATATAGTTTCCATTACTAGCTATTCTAGCATTATTATCTATTTCTTCTTGAAGAAGTTCTATCTCTGTTTTTTCGTTACTAAAAAATGACATTTTATCTCCTAATAATAAAAAAGGGCGGGGTTTTTGGCCCCGCCCTTTATATTAGGCTTCTACAGTTTTAGATCAAGTCTTTTACATATTAGATGTTACCAAGAACGGTTGCATCCTCTACGCTACCAATGCTATCAAACTGAACCTTAGTGGTTCCGTCCCAAAGGTTCTCAGCGCGCTTGACGTTCTTCAAGACGCCAACGCCCTGACCCTCGTGTGCAACAGCAAAGCCATAACGCTCACGGATCTTGACTTTAACAGTCTCAGTGTTCTCATCACGCCACTCAACAGTAGTAGGTGCCTCATCAACAAGGTGGAAACCAACGTTACCACCAGAGAGGAGGAAGATATCACCGAGCTCTGCCTCAGGATCGTATGGGCAAAGAGGTGATACGATGATCTGGAAGTTGAATGGGAAGTAACCAGGAAGTCTAGGAGCAGAAGTCATAAGCTGGCTACGCTCAAGTACCGAAGTAATAGACTCACCTTGTGCAGAACCGTTAGTGCCAGTACCACGTGGGTTAACAATGCTAGTGCCGTTGCTAGGTCCACGAGCACCGAGTGCACCATTGCTGTAGGGAGCAAGAGGTCCAGGCTCGCCAGTGTATGGGTTAAAGATAGAACCACCACCATGAGCAAGCATCATGTTGCGGAGTACAGGGTCCTGAATGAAGCTGTAGTAGAACAATGGGTGCATAAGGAGGATGTTAGGAGTAAAACCTTCCTCGCTCATGTGTGCCATAGCTCTCATGAGGTTGTCCATGCTAAGTGAACCGTTACCTTCAAGAGCATTACCAGCAGCGTTCATTCCACGACCAGTAGTAACACCGTAGATAGACTGAGCAGGATTGAGGTTGTCAAAGAGGCTAGTTCCGAGTTGCTTGAGGAACTGAACAGCCTTCTGCTCCTTGTGGCGTACGAGTGCATTACCCATAAGCTCAAGGTTCTTAGCCATGATATCGAAAGTGCTGTAACGAAGTGCTTCATCAGTAAATGAAGCAGCAATACCGCTCTTACCGATATAAGCAGTTGAAACAGCACCACCCATCTGAAAGTTAACCTCAGGGTAAGTACCATGCTCTTGTACATCACCTGCATAAACAGCGCCCATTGCGCCTGCAAGGATCTGAGTGTTAAGGCCCTGAGCCTGAACACGATTAAAGAGCGGAGTGATAACCATGTTAGGCTCAACAGGCTCACGAATGAGAATCTCCATAGACTCCTGAAGGAGTGGAGTAATCTCAGAAGCTCTTACGAGGTCTTGGTTCTTAGGAGAAATAGTGTTAGCAAAAGTCTCCCAGTTAACACGATCCTCTGAATCAGGTAGCATACCACGATTACGGATCATGTCTGCGAGATAACGCGCTGCAGCCTTGCGGTTGCTAGGTAGTTGAAGCTCTGTACCATCAATAAGCTTAAATGACATATTAATATCCTCTATCTATAATCTGAATTAAATCTTTACGTTAACAACAACGATCTGATCAGCAACAGTCTGAATCTCAGCAGATAGAGTAATCATATCTGAGAAACCACCAGTTGCAGAACCAGGCATCTTCGCTGAAGCGTCAAACTCGTCACCCTGGAAGCCAGTGCGAACACGCTCAAGGAGTCCACGAGGCTCCTTGATAATATCCATTACGCGACCAACAACAAGCTCTTCCTCTTCATGACGAGTTACAAGTGCATCACGAAGACGATCTACCTCTGCTTTGATTTCAGCATCAGTAGGATCGCCTGCTGCGGTTGCAGCAAATGCACTATTAGCAATACTGAACTCGCTTAGAGAAATCATGTTAGACTGACGATCAAAAGTAACAAAATCACCAGGCTTACAATCGCCAACAAAGTGAATGTACTTCTCTTGATCTGAAGTAGCCTCTGCAGAAGCTGCACCCTCATAGTGGTAGTATGTTACTGAAGCAAGGTCATCTGGCTTACCAGTGCCATCTTCATCCCACATAATAAGGATAGAAGCTTCATCGTCAAGATACCAGTCGCCATTCTTTGCAACAAGGGAAGGTTCTGAGCGATGACGTGGAGTAACTCCGTTATCCATAGCTACAACGAAAGGAGTGCGCGAAGTGTGCGCTGCTGCAGGCTTTGCAAGCTTAAGACCAACTGCATTTGCAGAAAGAGGCAAGCCCTTATAACGTGGCATAGCTTTAAGAGTAGCGTTAGCGAGAACCTTTTTATTAGCAAGGGTAAAGTCCGTTTCAGGCTCAGTTTCAGTGTTTGCTGCTGCAACGTGAGCAGCCTTCATCTGGATGTCAGTGAAGAACTGAATGAGGTGTTGCTTCTGATAGTTGGTGAAGTGAAGATTTGCAGGATCGTCACCAGCCCATGCGTATACATCATATGCGCAGATACCTACAGGTGCTGAGATGAACTTCTTTGCAAGAGCTTTCAAAGCTGCAAGCTCAGTAGCGTCTCCATCTTCTGCAGGAAGAGCTTCTCCTGGAAGCCAACCATTCTCTGACGCAGCTTTAATAAAAGCGCGAAGAGTAATGCCAGTTGTGCCAGCTCCAGCGTAGAACTCACCAGTAGTAATATCAATTACACGCGCAGCTTTGTCGTTTGCATCGTAGTCGATAATGTTAGTATCATGAGCACTTGCATCAAGGCAACGACGAAGAAGACCTGAAGGTACAACTCGACCTGATGCATCAAAAGAAACAACTTTGCCAGATGAGATTACAAAGTAGTCTTTGCTTTTCTCGTTCTGCCAAACAACAGGAAGCCATGAAGCAGGCTTCCACTCACCATGAGGTACAGACACATTAGTCTGGACAACATTATTGGGAGTAATGTTGTCCATAATGTCAGTGCGGGTCTTAAAACGGCTGGTAAATCTAGAAATAGCCATGTTTTATCTCCTATATTTTTGGGTTTTAATTAGCTAATTAAATATTGTTGGGATGGAATCCGCGAGGCAGATAGCTCGCTTTGCTTACAAGATAGTTTTCAGCAGCAAGCTCTCCATGATCTTTCTTAAGCATATTGTACGTATCAACTACCTTTTGCTCAAAACTGCCAAGATTGCTAACTGGTTTTTTAGTCATCTTCTGTTCGCTTTCGTCCTCAGAAACATGCTCTGAAGGACTCTCAACTTTAACATCATTCACTAATACTTGCTCTTCTACTACGTTTTCAACTGGTTCTACAACTTTTTCTTCAGAATCTGAAGATTTCTTATCAAGCACAGAATCAATGATTACAGCAAGTTTCTCTTCAAGGGATGTGTATTTGTTAAGCAAGTCAGTGTAGCGCTCTTCAAGCTCTAAGTAATCTTCCGAGCGATCACACTTCATATTAGCCGCTTTACCATTTACACAAGCCATGATCTTTTGCTTTGTAGAACCAGAGACTTTTGCTCTACCTACAAGTCTACGCGCTGCAGTTACATGCGCACAGTCAGGTACAGGGAAAGATCTGTTTGGCCCACAAAACGCAGAATCAGGAAGATTCTTACGTTGTTCAGTGGTAAGCACAGCATCTTGCTGTGCCATTGTTGCAGAGAGTGCAAGATCAAAAAGCTCCCAATCAATTTCCTCAGAAGCATCTTGCTCAGGAGGATCTAAGGTTTCTTCTTCATCTTCATCGCTAGGCTCTGAGTCTCCGAAAGACTCATCGTGAGCTACTTGCTCTTCTTCTGTAGGTTCGCTGACTTCTTCAAGAAGATCCTCATCTTCTTCAATAGAATCAACTTCAACAACTTCTTCTACTGTTTCTAGAATCTCTTGCTCGTCCATAATAAAATCCTTTGCTTTTGATTTGTTAGATGACTTTCTTGGATGACCTGCTGGAAGCAGATCATTATCTTGAACGTATTTAGGATTGGAAGGTCTACCACTACCCACCAGCTTAAGGAAAGCATTTACTCTAGCAACACCCCAGCCAGACCTAGACATACCAGGTCTGTGTGTAGATGAAAATGCACCAGCGCCTCTACGATAGACTGCTTTAAGCATTCCAAGACTTACACGCTTACCTTTCTCTTTTCCATACTTCTTATTGTGAGAAGACACTTTTTCTTTTAAAGAATCAAGTACAGAACCTACGCTAATTTTACTATTAGCTTTAGATGCTGAACCTTCTTTGTTCTTTTTAGAACCTTTGATACGCTCTGAAGGTTTAGCAGGAGTTTTTGCTCCTTTACCTTTAGGTGATGAACGATAGGCATCTTGCTCAAGCGAATCTTTGTTAGCAGCGCTTGTTCTTACAGCCCAATCAATTCCTGATGTGCCACCCCAACCAAGCCAAGCTACATAGCCTCGATCTTTCCAAGGAGTAGATTTAAACTCTGGAGCAACTACTGCATTTTTGCGATGTCTATTAAAAGCAGCCATTCTTCTAACTGTAGATAAGCCAATTTCAGACTTGGTAGCAAGTTGTCTAGCTCTTGCCCAGCCTACAGAAGTCATACCTTTGACTTCTGATCCATGCTTAGCTTTCCAAGCAAGAACTTTCTTTGCATTGCTTTTAGCACCAGCAGGCACTTTAAACATTTTTTCATCTATAAATGGTTCTTCAAAAAGTTCTTCATTTTCTAAAAAGTCTTTACGCATACTACCTGAGTATTTTACTTTAATGATCATAGTTTGACCATCACCTCTTTGGGTGATGTAAGTCTCACCATCGTTATGAAGCTCCATCATGGCTTTATCAGAGATAGTCATCTCATGATCAAACTTTCTTTCTACTTTTTGGGCGCCTTCTTCTTTTTCTTCTTCTTCTTTTTCATAGGCGTCGATTTGCTCGGTTGCTTGTAGCCGTTGTGCTTCATTGCTCTCTCCTAAATTGTAAGTAGAATCAGTTAAAATAATCTCTTCAATGTGTGCGGAGTCGTTACGAGTAAATGTATCTTCTTCAGAGTCTCTCAACTCCATATGTACGAGTTGAGAAAGATCATCTGCAGGTGTATTTACCACAGACCCTTCCAAGACGATGAAGTCTCCCGTAATAAATACGCATGTTTCTCCATCATACTCTTCTCCATGCCTATGTTCGCACATTCCGTCCAAAGCCCAATCGCTTTCGCAAATAGAACATACGTGGCGATTAGTAGTAGAGCCAGCAGAAAAAGTAAGATAGCGACCATCCATGAATTTCTTAATAGCTTCTTCATCAGTGATATTCGCTTGCACTCTCATGCGACCAAGGCCAGGCCACTTCTTGTCTTGGATTAAGTTAAAGCTTTTCATAGCATGATAGATTTTACCAGGATCATCACCAGAAAAAGCACTATGTATATCCAAAGCAGCCTGTGAGGATTGCAAATACTCTGCAGCCTCATCGTATAAATTTTGCCATTCACCACCAATAAAACGACCAATAGGTTCACTACGTTGATCATGGTTTTTAAGTATTGGCTTTGCATATGGCTCAGTAAGAGATTCAATACCTCTTTGCTGACCTTTAGTAGAATAAATACGATTATTAATTCTGCGCCCTGAGTGTGAAAGATCGTAAGTAACAACCAAACCTCTTCCGCCTGAATAAGCGGAAGTAAGCATATTATCAATCATTGCTACTTTATCTTTTTTATCTAAAGATAAAACTCGTTCATCGGGATTTACTTGAATATAATCATTATATTTGATTATTTTGCTCATTTTTAGATCCTAAAAAAACTGCTTATTTTTTATATAATAAATAATATTAATATTTAACTACTGTTTTTCAAGTAGCTCTATAACTTTGGTTAAGTTTTCTTCGTCTAATATTTGTTGTATCAAATTAATTTTATCCGAATTAAACTTTGGAGCTGATCTTTCTCCAAACTGGTTTGCAGGCCTAGCTCTATTACGAGATTGATTCTCTGCGCTTGATAATTTACTGCTTTCTGGACGACCTGACTGATTAGCATTTCTTTTAACTTCAGCAGACTCTTCCTTTGCTACACCTTCTTTATTTATATTAGAGCTTGGGCTTTTTTCTAATGCGCTAGAAGCAGCAGTAAATGCTCCCATAGCTTTTAGTAAAGCAAGTGGCTCTTGATATAACTTGTAGTATGAAAGCTCCCTATCTTCAACAGGGCGCTCACCAAGGCGTTTTCTTGCTTCTGTTTCATTGATTAAGTTATTAGTCCAAAGCTGAATCGTTTGATTTTCTTCTTTAGATTTCTCTTCTTTGTCTACAGAACCAAACTTAATCTGAACGCGCTTATTTTCATCCATAAGTGCATCCTGATATCCACCTTCCAAAAGCAGTTCATTGATTACATATGTTTCAATAAACATTTTCACTGTAGACTGAAGTGCTTCTACATCTTGAATTGCGATTTTAGATAGAGTATTAGCTGTACTTCTATTAGCTGTATCGCCTTCACCCATATCGATAGGTGAAACACCTAAGCCTGCAAATACACGTTTCTTAAAATAGCTAATATATTCTTGGATAGAAAGCGCTTTGCCTTCAGATCCAATAGCTTCTATTTTATGCCTATGATCAGATACAAATATGCCTCCAGAAGGCATATATTCAATAGTGTTACGTACTAAATCACTTTCCTTAACACCATCAGGTCCATATCTCTCAGGGTGGTTGTCATTGCCTACCTTGTAGTGAAATAACGGATGCAAATTAGCATCAATCATATTCTCTACATTTTCTTCTAACCTTCTAAGCAATGCAATATCTTCTAATACAGGTAATAGCTCTGGAGTCCCCATAGTGAATCCAGGTTTTTTATTAGTATAAAAGTGAATCACATCTTGTGGAGCAAACTCTTTAGTCTCTCCTGTATTTCTTACTTCTTGCATGATCTTTTTAATCTCGCCGTTCCTTTTAACTTTGAACCACAAAGTTTCAAACGGCAACAAAAAGTAACCAGCTACAGGATCTATCTCTTTTCCATTTACAGTTCTTACACCACCAGTAGATGCATCTCTATTGCGTACTTTTACCCATGCACAGTTAGAGTACCTAAATAAATCATGCGCTAAGTCTTTCATTAGCAACCCAAAGGGGTTACCAGATACTAACTCTATTTCTTTAATACGCTTCTTAACATAGCTTAAAGTTTCAGCATCATTGCCTACAAACTCCCAGCCTGCCAACATAAAACGATGCACCTTCTTCTGTATTGCTTTAAATACATAAGAGTCTACATCTTGAGCTATTTGAAGCTCAGTAAGATCATACTCAGGTTTAAACCAATTGCCTCTATGTCTATCAGCATAGGTCATTGATCTGTTGTTTACTTTCTTAACTCTAGCACCCGAAAGCCTCTCTATCTCTAGAGGCTTATTCATATCTTCTTGCGGTTGCTGGTTATTAAGTAAACTAAGACCCTCAATAATAGTTTTAGTACGCATTTTTTTACCCTAACTCATTGACTATTTTATCATAAAGTAAATCAAGATTAGCTTGCTTATCATTAACTTTTACTAAAACTTCACCACAGTCGTTAGGTACTAATCTACTTTGATAATCTGAAGATTTGCTTTTTACAACAGCTACTGTATTTTCAGAGCTGTCATTATCAAACTCGACTTCTACATCATTGAAGGTATCTGTTACTAAGTCGTTAATTAGCTTTTGAGTATTCTTATCATCAAAAGAATCACAGATATCTACGCCCTTACTAATGAGATCTATAACTAACCCAATTAATCTAGCCATATTAAGAGCTACTTTAATTTCTGTTATTAATTGTGCACTAGTAAATAGTGGTTCTATAATTAATCTACTAAAAGATTTAAATGTATAAATTAACTTATTAAAAAACTCATCTACAATAAGTTTAGCTTTAAGAACACCGCCTTCTATGTTTCTTAAAAAACTGCTAATGGCATTAAATCTAGTTGCAGCTGGGTCTGCACTAGAAGCAAGGTATCCACCTATTTTAGCTCCTGGCACATTTATATTTTTCCCATCAACTTTTGCAGGTAAACTTTGAATTCTTCCACCTAAAGCTATTTCACTAGTATGTAATTCCTTTAATGCTTTTCCAATATCAAACTCAATTACTTGTTGCGCAATAAATGGGCTAGATTCTTTTTCAGAAGTAGAATCGTTACCATCTGGCCTCTCGGCCGTTGAGTCAGCGGAAATAGTCGGAGTTGCACTTTTTTTTAATCTACGTATAGAATCCTGCGCTTCTTTAACCAAATAGCTACTATTCGAATTAAGAATTTTTTCTTCCCAAAACTTAATATACTCTTGATACATCTCTATGGCGGCTGAGCTATCGCCTAAAAGATCAAGCGTTTTAGCGAGCTCATAGTATCCAGTATGCTTTTGATAATCTTCCGCGATCTCTAAAAAACCTTCATAGGCTTCAGCCGCTTCGCGATACCGCTTGAGCTCTCGTAAAGTGTAGCCAATGTTAGCTTTTATTGCAGCGTTATTACCGTCAATTTTCTCGGCCTTTTTTAGGTAGGCGAGTGCCTCGGGAAAATCTTTGAGCTGAATGAATACCTGGGTGAGATCGATCAACGTATCTAAATCACCAGGTTTTTTCCTTAATTTCGCCTTAAGATTAGCAATTTCTGTGCGAAGTTTTCCATCTTCTGTTGCACCATTCTCTGATGTTGTCGTTTCTTCAGCGGTATCAACGGTATCGTCAGCGTCACTAGGGTAAACAAGCGGAGGTTGTGCTAATGGTTCAGGTGTTGGAGCATCTACTTCTTCAGGAGGGTCAGGCTCCACTGATACTTCTGGACCAGGATTTGTTTCTCTTACAGCAGGAGTTTGATTTACTTCTTTTGATACAGGAGAAGTCTCTTCTTTTGATTCTTCACTTGTTTCTGGCTTTTTATCTTCTTGCATTTTAGTTTCAATATCACGAATTCTACTCTTTGTGATTTCTGCGATATTTACTTGATTACCTATTACTTGTGCATTTGGAACATTAGTTAAATTTTTAAAAGTTTTCCCAACAAGCTTTCCTTGATCTGCAAATCCAGTACCTACTCTTTCAAGAGCTTCTGCGCTAATTCTCATTGTTCTGAATGCATTCAAAATACATTCAAATATAGGGTTAACCATATTTTTACAAGTTTCAATTACATAAGTAAGCCCATTAAGTATAGGAGATATAATCGGACCTACTAAACCTGTCCAACTAAAACCTAACTCCATTAACTGAGCTCTTGCTCTATTAATGATAATAGGAAATGCTGCAGCTACTAGCGGGTAGCTGCTAATACAAAGTGCATTTGTCCCTTTAACAACCTCAATAAACTTACATAAATCAGCAGTAATTTTTGTGGGGTCTAAAGACGCTCTTATTTCTTTTAATAAAGATTTTAGGTTTTTTAAAAACTGTTTAAGTTCCCATGCAATTTCAAATGCAGGTAGTTTCACTTCACCGCTTGTCGGTTTTCTACAGTTAAAACAGTTTTCAATATCTAGACCCTTATCTAAAGACTTCTCAAACATTTCATCAAAGAATTCATTATATTTTTCTTTAAAGTCTTCTACTTTTTTACCAGAAACTTTATAAGCTTTTTTATAACCTTTATAAGCGTCAGTATCTTTTATCTTAGTATTAATATCATTAAGTTCTTCTGATATTTTATTAGTTATTTTATCTTCGTACTTAAGAGGTGTAGTTACACAATCTTCTTGTTCAGAGTTGACCTTTCCAGTTAACTCTTGTTTTTTTACTTCAGGCTCTAATGTTTCATCTGCTTTTATATTCTCAAATATATCTAGGTTATTGCCTATCTCAAAAGCATGCATAAACATTTCTACTTTATGCAAATTGGAGAGTTGCAACATATCTAAATTGTACTCATTTTGCATTGAAATATTAGCAGTAATTTGTTGCTCGCAATATTGCACTAAAGCATTAATTGCAACTAAACGCCTATCGTCACTCATTTTATTTTCTTTCGATATCTAAAATGATTAAATCGTCTACATCTTTGTACTTAACTCTATCTTCTAGTTTTCTATCTAAATTGCGCTCATATTCTTTAGCTTTTAAATAAGCGTTTCTATTTACGAATACGCCTTGATCAAACAAATCTTCTATTGTGTTTCTGAGGATTTCTTTCAAATCGTCAATATGTACAAAATCACGAGCTATTTTTTTAAACATTTTTTGATACTGTTCTTCTAATTGGGTTTCCTCATTGAAGTCTGTATCTTCTCCGTTTTTAATCTTTTTATAAAAGCTCATATTTCCTCTACATCTGCAACTTCTACTTGCTCATCTATTTCAAGTAAACGTTTCATCTCTAACAAAGCTACATAGTCGTCGAAACTAATTTGATTACTACGCTTACCAAAGATTTCCTTGTAGTGAGTTCGCATATCTTTTTTATTTGAAATGTCTACAGAAAAAGTACTGTTTTCTTTTACTCGTTTATAAATTGAGTCTTTTTCTTTTTCTACAAGATTTTTAATATTAGAAAACTCTCGCATATTATCTTTAATAACATGATTAAAGATTTTTCTATAGTTTGAATCTGATGCTTTATTTACATCAGAACGAACCTCATTAACAATCGCTTCTAATACAGCATCATCTTTTGACATAGCATATAGTTGCTCATCATCAAAAGTCTTTGTGCTTTCAGAAGTTTTTTTAGTTTCTTGCGCTTCTTTTACGAAGCGCTCTTCCGTAGAGATGGAAGCTTTCTTAACTTCTTTAATCATGTGTTAGGTTCTACCTTGGTAGCAGTTACACTAATACTGACTTTATCTTTATAATATTCAGACTCCTGCCCAGCAGGCACGTATATTCTAAACTGAATTTGTCTTATATTTGAGTCTGCAATCTCCTCAATTGAAACAAAATCATCAAGCTCATCCCACTCTTCTTCAGACAGCTCATCAGATCCTAAATATACTTTACCACTCCACCCTTGTATTACATTTAGATCATTAATATTTAAAGCTATTTGCACCTGATTATAATTGTGATCATCACCATCTTCTTTTTTTAGATAAACAGAAAACACATCGTGTCCACCTGTAAATCCATTATGAGTTGTAGTTAGATAATTATCTGTAAGCTCATTTTCAGCTTTTAAATCTGTGTATAGTTTCATATTCGGTTACCTCTGTGTGCGTTAAATCCACGGCGCCTATCATTTCTTCTACCAGTAAATGCTACACCTGCCAACATAGATCCACCTATTACCATATGTCTACTTTGCAAACCAGGACTTGCAGGGTTTTGCATTAGCATACTTCTTGCTGCTTTTTGAGTGAGTCCTAAGTTACCTATTTCTTCTTTGCCCATATTTACTATTGCACTAGCATTTTCTTGAAGAGTTCTACCTTCTGCAGCATCCCTTAGCACTTGTTTTTGCAAGAAGCCGCTAACGCTTTCTCTATTGGCAGC